ACGCATACACGAGCTGTGTCGGCTTGCCTTCGTAGGTCTGATCGGCGGTCTGGATCGTGCCGTTGAAGAGCAGCCGCGGATCGTTGCTGTTGAGGGTGACCCGCACCTGTTGCCCGGAAGCCGGGGGCGTCCCCGACACCTCGAAGGCACAGGTATCCGGCGCGTCGTTGATCACATTGTGAATCGACAAGGACGCGACCCGCACGCGCGACGTGGCGGCCACGCCCCCGATCAGGATCCGGACGCGCGTCTCGCGCACGTCCTGAAGCGCGGCCGGCTGATAGCCCAGGCGGAAGTTGCCCAGTCGCGCCGTGCCGAGAATCGCGGGAACCGTCGCCATTTACGATCCCACCTTCGCGCCGCCGGCTTGCATGGTGCGGAGAATCTCTGCCGCCACTTTTTTCGCCACGTCGGCCGCGGTCCCGTTCACTTGAAAGTTGTTCACGACGCTCGTGCTGTTCGCCAGCGGGTGTAGGCCGGAGAGCGGATGCAACCCGCCGCCACTGAACCCGCCGCCACGATTCCAATTCGGATCATCAATCGACGGGGGCCGTTGGCCAATCGACGGAATCCCCGACAGCGCCGCAGCCGCGTCGACCGCAGCCCAATATGAGCTCGTCAAGCCATTGATGGACGCCGCGGTGGCACCCGCCGCCTGCGCGGCGCGTCCGAGCGACATGTTCACGACGTCCTGCGCCTGGGCATCCGCGAGCGCCCCGGCCAGGAACGCTGCATCGCTCGCTTTCTTTTGCTGCTGCAGGTTGAAGTCCGCCACCACCTGATCGTTGGTGGCCTTCAACATCGCAGCCTGAATTTCCTTCTGGCGGTCGCTGGCGACCTTGTGGAACTCGTCGAGACTCTTCGCCGCGGCGAGTTGATCCGCGAGGGCACTGGAGATCGCCTTGACCTGCGTCGCCGTCAACCCGTAGGCCGTCGCCAGCGTGCCCTGCGCCACGCCCGCCTCGAGGTAGAACTTCACCGCCTCCACCACCTGGCCGTTGATCCCCTCGAGCGTCTCGGACCAGTGCCCCCCGGCGCTGTTCAGTTCCGCCATGATCAGCGCCCAGCGTTCCGCTTCGATGTTCAGTTTCTTTTGTTCCTCTGCGTTCGCTTTCTGCGCCTTTTCGTCTTCCTCGAGCGCCCCGCGACGTTTCTTCAGCCACTCGTTGTTGAAGGCGAGCGCATCGCTGTAGCTAATCGTGGCCGCGGCCCCGCGTTCAATCGCCCGGGTCACCACGTCCTGTTGGGCGCCGACGACTTGGGCGGAGAGGTCGCCCCAGTCCATCAACCGCGCCGTCGCCCCCGCGATCTTTTCATCGAGACCGAGCCACTCGGCCGCGAACCGACCGAGCTTCCAGCCCGCCATGGCCGCGCCCGCCGCGAGCCCGGCCGTCGCAATCAGCCCGAGATCCCCGGCGCTCTTCCCAGCTGCCTCGCCGAGCTCGCCCAACGCGCGCACTTCCGTCCCGATGTTCACGCCGAGCGACGCCAGCACGCCGTCAAAACTTTGGAGCGACGTGCGGAACCGATCCGAATTGGACTGGGTCCGCTCCAATGTCGTGCCGAGCTTGACGCCCTGCCCGTCCAGCTTGACGAGCGCGACTTCGGCATTCTTCGTGGAGGCCACGAACTGGGAGAAGTCGGCCGCGAAGGTCGCGGTGATGGCCATCTTAGCCGACGCCTTCCTGTGGCAGTTCGTTCATCGCCTCCACCAATTCCTCATAGACGTCTCGCGGGAGACTCCGCACATCCTCATAGGTCCAGCCCGGCATAAATCGACACAGTCTCAAGTCGGTGAGGACACGAGCGCGATGGCCGGCGTGTCCTTTTTTTTTGTGCGAGCGGCGTCGACTGCCTGCTCGTGTTTGTCCAGCGCGGCGAGGAGTTCGCGGGAGGTGTCCTTGTCGAGTGAGCGCACGGTATCGCGGCGCGCGGTCTCAGGCATGTCCAAGCTGTAAGGCACGGGCTTGTCATCGGCGCCGACGAACGACCAGCCGATCACATAGGCGAGAATTTTGGCGTAGGACTGACGATCCGCCTGTGCGACAAGCAGATCGAAGTATTCCCCGGCGTTGAGTTCCCGTTTGACGTCGACGAAGTCCCCACCCGATAACGGCAGCCGGACCATCTCCGGTTGCACCACCCTGCAGCGCCCCATGACTCACCTCCCCTGTCCGACTCGCCCTGTCACCCGATGCTCGTCCACCTCGATCGATTCCAACGGCCATTGATTCCCGCCGGCCACCAGCACGAGCGGACGTTGCGTGGCCCGGAACAAGTCGACACGCTCGACCGTCGCGGACAGCGCCCCGTCCTCGAGCGTCCAGGCGCTGAGCGTGACCGCGCAGTAGTGCCCCCACCGAATCTGCGCGGCCTCGCCACGGACGCGGAAGGCCATCCGCTACGGCTTCCGGCCCCACGCCCCGTTGGCGACGAAGTTCCCGCTGACTGTGTTGGCGCCGGCCACCGGCACCGCAATCGACGCATCCAGCCACGCCGGTCCATACCAGTAGACCGTCGGCGACGCCGACGACGGATAGAGGTACAGCTTCACGCCGTCTGTGGAATCGGCCGAGGTGAACAGGCTCAGGGCGGTGTCATCGAGGAAGCCAGAGAACGTGCCCTTGATGTCCTTGAGCCCCTGGACGTACGTCTTGTTCAGGTCACCGAAGGACGTGGTCTCGACCTTGTCGGTGGAGAGGTCCAGGGAAAACGCCGACAACGACGCGATGGTGGTCGCCGCAGCGGCGCCAGTCGTGCTGAGGTAAACCACGCCGCTTTTTCCATGATAGCGAGCCATGTGTGTCTCCTACTCCACTAGGCAGCCCGACGCTGCAGGAGTGTCTGAAGGTCTCCGATCACCACGGTGGCCCTGATGCCCCACGATGACTCGGCCACACAGGCCGGAAGTTCTGCCGCGACCGCCGTGCGCGTCAACGGGTTGTGTAACCAATCGCGGATGAGACTGCCGGCATCGTCCGGTGTCCGGAAGGTTGGCACCCGACGCCCGAAGACTTCCCGCACTTCCGCGCGGTCGCTCGAGAGATGAAACGCGCCGCACGCCGCGAGCTCGTAGGCGCGGGGGTTCAACGATTCGGCGTGCGCGATCGTCGGCGTGTTGCGCCCCCATCCGACCTTGGTGCGGTAGAGGTTCAACCCGATTTTTGCGCGACGATAGAGGGCGCCGGTGGTGGCGTTGTCGATCTGCGCGCCTCGCACGAACGGCTTGAGCCGGTGCCCTTTCCGGATCCCTTCCCACGAGCCATACAACCCGAGGTCGATCCCGGTCCAGTCAATAGCGGACAGCCACGCGACGCGGTCGGGAAAGCCGGAGCCGACGAACACCACGTCATGCGCGGCCACCGTGGCATCGATTGGCTGCGGGCCGGGCTGATGCCGGTCGGGATGCCACGCGTGCGGCAGATACCCGCTGTGCGGATTCACCGCCTGGAACGCCGCCACGCTCGAGCGTTCACTGGTCCAGCAGCCGTCGACCAGCTTCGCCATCTCCAGTTCTTTCGCGAGGTCGTACGGGCTTTCCGTGAACACCACGAACACCTTGAGATGCGCCCGCTTCATCATCACGACGACATCGGGGTGGAGAAACATCCCGCTGACCGCGAGCACCGCGTCGACGTTGTGATACAGCGCCATCGCCAGCGCTTCGTGGCCGGCCTGGAAGAACACATCGGCCACGGTTGGTTTCGGGATGGCGGGATTGCGCTTCTTCGCGCGGCGCCAGTTGTAGTGGAGCCAGCCTTGCGAGCGCGCGATCCGCGCATCGAGGGCGTAGTCGACCACCTCGACGCCGTGGAGCTTCAGCCCATAGCGGAGGCCGGTCGCGACATCCGCGGTGGACCAAGACGCCCCGGGGCCGAGGAGTAGGAGCTTCATGGCTTCCGCGCCTCGCAGAGATAACCGGTGGTCGTCTGCGTCTGACTCTCGAACCCGAAGCACTCGAACCGCCGCAGAAAGTCATACGCCGCCGTGCCTTCGCTGGTCAGCGCACACGGCGTAATCGTCACGGCGGTAAACGCTTTCAGGAGCAGCGCCCAGCCTTGCCGCGTGAAGCGCCAGTAATCCTGGTAGTCCTCGGTATCGTGTTCCGGCCAGAGGAGCGGGGACGTGACGAGCAGCAGCCCGCCCGGCTTCAGCACCCGGAACACTTCGCGCAGGGCACCAGCGGGATCGACGCAGTGCTCAAGCACTTCGGTCACCACCACGCCGTCAAAGGCGCCGTCGTGAAACGGCAGCGCCAGCAGATCCCCCTTCGTGTCTTCCGCCGTCGACGTGCCGGCTTCTCCGAAGGTGATGTAGCCGTCGCCCAGATAGCGCCGCGGGTTATACACGCCGACGTCGAGGATGTGCCGCCCGAGATCCTCACGATGAGACCAGACCCAGTGCTCCAACTGGACGCGGTGGAAGTCCGGCGCCGGGAACTCATGGAGGCCTGGCGTGGTCTGCGCCCACTGCAAGAGCGCCGCGTAGTCTTCCGAACGGCTGAGGCCGTAGAGCAGGACGTCGCGGCTCATGTGCTCACGACCAATCTGTAGTTGCCGCCGCGGCGCAGCCAGCGGATCGAACTGTCGATCGCGTCGACCTCAGTGCCCCTGATGACCGACTCCCGGAAGAGCGCCATCAGGCTATAGCCCGCCACGGTGAGCGTGCCCTGCTCGAGCAAGACATCAATCCGCGCCGCGGCGCTTTTGATATTGCCCCCCGCAGTGGAGAGCATTCGCGCCTCGAC